TCAGAGCGTTTGTCTGCTAGTTCGTAGAAAGAAGGTGAGGAAAGGCCAGCTCCAACTGTTGGCGCTGATCCGTAGTCACCTCCTGGTTGCGTTCGTAAACGTAACCATTCCCAATACCGGTTGGTGTCATTTCGAACACCATCCGATCCGGGGACGAACTTAACAACTCCTGAGCGATCAACCGTCCAAGAATCCGACGGAAGTCCCTCTTCCTCATTACGCGGTAACCAACTGAAAGCTGGTTGCTCCTGTAAAGAAGATAAGTTTCTTCCATCTGAACCTCGGTCATCTGAATCATCCATCCTCTCGGATCGATAATGAAGATGAGCTCGTTTCCCATGCTGTTGAAGGCAAGGGTCACGCAGTAGAGTCTTTGGGAGTTGAGAGCCCCATTTGTTGAGGCAGGCAGTTGCGTTTCCATCGATGTAGTCCTTTCTTTTAAGAGGGATATACACGGTTCTTTTCTGTTCGAACGCATAGAGCGCCGAATTAAACCGGCACTCCGTTGTGAACATAACAGAGAAGAATAAAATACCCGCACCACGAGAACTTGTGGCGCGAGGTATTGGAGAACGCAAAACGCTTTCCAACATATCTCGAATGGCTTGGGCAATCTTCCACTTACCAGCATTGTAAAACTGGTTAGAGGTTGACGTCCATGAAGCCACTTGAGCTGCTGTCCAGCTACGTACGTCATCAGGAGCCAATTCTCTGGCGTAAACCGGTCTTACCGGCCTACCGTTATAGAAATCAGCCCCGCAAGACTCCCGGAATAGTGAATTCCGAAAGGACTTGTTGATGTTAACTCTTAGCCCATAGGCTTCGAGATTACGTACGACTGCGTCCGTATACTCCACGGGAACTATGATATCGTCCCCGTAGATATCAATCTTTCGCGAGTAGTGTGCGATTGATTGTGAACTCGGACGCCGACCATCTTGGTCGTGCAGCGCAGACTGTACAATGGTATAGAAAACCATTGCCTCAACCGGGAAGCATGTTGCTGAACCCATAGAGGCATACTTGTACAATGTGATACACTTCCCAGACGGGAGGTTGGCTTGTCCTGACCGGACGGTGAGTAAATATTCACCAATCCCAGAGCGCCTGAAGATCCTATCAACTAGGTCAACATGCACTCTATCCGAAGCATCACTCAAGTCGAGCGTTGCCAAGGTCTTGTCAAGACTTGCTTCGTACGCGAGTCGTCGATTGACACTCTGATCCGTAAACCGGAGAGAGTTACGAGTCAACCGATGTGACTCAAGCTTAGGCACGATGTATTGCAGCATAGACTGCTGCATGTATTGCATCGGACTTGGCTCAAGTGCTATGACTCTTGGAGTCTTCAGAGTTTTAGGCACGAAAACGACGCGGACGGGTGGTTCTGACCACTCATCCACGAAGTCTAAGGGCTTGATATCTCCGAAGGGGGATCCAGCAGCTTCCGCTGCATATCCATAGTTTGGATAGCAGTGTAAAGCTGAAGGAAACCACGGCTCTGTTCTTTCGTACCACC